CTCTGGGTCGGCAGCGTAATGCGCAAGCACGGACTGAAGCGCGGCAGAGACACCCGCTTCGTACCCGGCTTCCGCGAGCACTACGTGGACATCACCAAATTGCCCGAGGACTGGATCGCTTGTCATGCAGTTAAACCAGAAAACATGGAGCAGGTATGCCACTTTTCACTTTCGTCTGTAAAAACGGACACAACAAAGAAATCATCACCCGTTGGGACATCACAACTTCCATCTGCCCCGAGTGTGGAGAAGAAACCAGTCGTAGCGACCGACCAGAAGTCCCAGCACAAAGAAATCCCGCCCACGGAATCCAGAAAAACGCCCACGGCTACTGACATTGTTGTTCATCTCAGTTCGGGCTTGGGCAATCAGCTGTTCATGTATGCCTTTGGTGAGGGCCTAGCCGCAAAGACAGGAAGACACGTTCAGTATCATTGGGAAGATAAACACCGCACCTATCAGTTGGACCCTTTTGTAGACCTAGATCTCGTTTCGCGTTCCGGCACTTTGTACAAAGAACGCAGTCTTCTTTACGACCCGGCTGTATTCAATCAGCACAGCACCTATTTTGACGGATGTTGGCAGAACGAAAAATACTTCACGCATATCGCAGACAAGATTCGCGCCGCATTCACACTGACAATTCCTCATCTTGAACCGCTCGCCGAAAAGCTGGCAGCAGAAGAGTCAGTAGCCGTAGGAGTACGGCGCGGAGATTATCTAGAGCCGGACAAAGTCTTGTTCCACGGCAATCTAGGCAAAGCATATTACGACGCCGCATACGCAAAGATTCGCGCCCACAGTCCCAATGCGAAATTCTACATATTCTCTGACGACCCCGATTGGTGCCGTGAAAATATGGAAGGCACCGTTTTAGAAGGCGATCACTTTGAGCAGCTGTATCTGTTCTCCAAGTGCCGGAACGCAATCATCGCCAACTCAACTTTCCATTGGTGGGGAGCTTGGCTTGGTAACGGCAACGTGATAGCGCCGCGTCAATGGTTCAAAGCAAATGTTGGCATAGACATTGTTCCTTCACGCTGGACCACGATTCCATCGGAATTCTAATGCGCATACTAATCGCCATCAAAGCGTGCCGGAAGAGTCGTGACTTCGCACTCAGAGCAAAGCAACGTTCTTCTTGGGTGCCGTTCTCAACAGTAGACGTGAAATGGTTCGTAGGACGCGGCGATCCGGTAGCTGACGCCGTTGTCTCTTTAGACTGCTCCGACACATACGAAGGACTCATAGAGAAGACCAGAGCAATCGTCAAGTATGCCTTGGACAACAACTACGATTACGCCTTCCTTACCGACACGGATACGTTCGTCTGCGTTGACAAGCTACTTGCTTCCGGCTTTGAACAACACGACTACATTGGTTGGTGTCGTGGTCGTACCTATGCGCAAGGTGGTAGCGGTTACTGGCTATCACGCAAAGCAATGGAAGTGTTGACAGCGGACACCACACCAACACCAGAGACTATCTGGGAGGACTTGCATGTTGGCACTGTGTTAGGACGCCACGGCATATTGCCGCAGCACGACGCCCGCTACCTAGTTGGTCCCGCCAATGTTCACGAGGACTGGCCGACCAAGGGCAACGCAATAATCACGCTTCACAAATTAACTTTTGAAACCATGGAAAGGGTCTATCAACGATGGAACAACCAATAGTCAGTCCGCAGATGTATCAGCGTATTCAGGCCGCCGCGCACGACTTGCAGACGGCCATGAAGAAGGCACACCTTACCCCGCGCCAGATTAAGGACGTCAGTGTCGCTATGGAAGAGTACTTCAAAGAAATGCAACAGATTGTGGCGGAAGAACAGGTCAACGCTGCGCCCGCCGCTACTGCGCCTCAGCCTTCTACCAAGACTGGCTGGACCGAAGAGGATCTAGCACCGTTCATCGCCGCTGGTGCTCAGCGTATTGGTAACTAACTGGCGACCCTGGGGATATGGGGTGGCAAAACCAGAACCGCGTCCCGAGATTAACCGACGCTCTCTTTTTTACGTGCGACCTAGGATGAACAATGGCAAACAAGAAGCCACTCAGCGAAATTTCGCCAGCGAGTCTGGCACACAATCGGGGTTACTTCGCTGGCCGTCTTGACTCGCCCAAACCCAGAGGCGTTCTTGGCCCTCCGTCAAGATGGCTTTCGGACAAAGAGAAGAAGATCTGGCGCCAGTTGGTAAAGAACGCTCCCGCTGTGTTGGGAGAGTCCGACCGTTGCCTCATGGAAATCACAGTGACGTTGAAGGCGAAGCTTGAAGACCATAGCATTGAAAACCCTCAGATTTCGCAGCTGGTTTCCTGCCTAACGAAGCTCGGAATGATACCCGCCGATCGCCGTCCGGTCGCTGAGCCCAAGAAGAATGACGAAGACCCGTTAGACGAGTTCATCAATGCCCCCAAGGAAGCGTAACTTCATTTCCATCGCGAGTCAGTACGCGCAGGACGTCCTTAACGGGACGATCCCTGCATGTAAGTTTGTCCGCCAAGCCATACAGCGGCAGATAGACGACCTAGCAAGCCAGGACTCCCCTTGGGTCTTTGACGAAAAGAAGGCTGAAAAGATTTGTCGCTTCGCCGAGCTATGCCCTCACATTGAGGGCCGCAAGTTCGCCGGGAAGCGGCTCGTGTTGGAGCCGTGGCAAGTCTGGCACCTGACAACCATCTTCGGCTGGGTTAGCAAGGATAATGGGATGCGCCGCTTTAAGCGCGTCTACATTGAGGTTCCCAAGGGTAATGGAAAGAGCTTTGAAGTCTCCACGGTCGCTAACTATCTCGGCTTTGCTGACGGTGAGCCGGGGTCCCAAATCTTTTCCGCCGCTACTTCAATGCCGCAGGCCCGAATCACCTTTGGGATTTCTCAGAAGATGCTCCGGGCCATGCAGGATTACCGCGTCAAGTCAGGTATAGATGTAGAAGCCCACGCGATAGTTCAAAAGCATTCAAATAGTTTCTATCGCCCGCTTTCATCTGAGGCACGCGGGGTAGAAGGAACAAACCCGTACTGCGTCTTCATTGACGAGCTTCACTTAGCCGCCGACAGGGATTTGTTGGATAACGCGGAGACGGCTTGCGGCAAGCGGCAAGGCTCTTTGCTCTGGACTATCACAACCGCTGGCGATAACCGCGCCGGGGTCTGCTATGAGTGGCATCAGTATTTGCAGAAGATTCTTTCCGGTTCAGTCACCGACGACACCTTCTTTGGAATCATCTACACGATTGACGAAGACGACGACTGGTTGGACCCCGCAACTTGGCGCAAGGCTAATCCCAACTGGGGCGTGAGCGTCATCCCCGAGGAAATCGCTGCCAAGGCTCAGAAGGCCGCGCAGCTTGCGTCCGCCCAGGGAGCCTTCAAAACCAAACATCTCAACGTATGGGTAGGAGCGCGGTCCGGCTGGATGGATATGGCCCGCTTCATGAAGTGCGCGGACCCCACTTTGGTTGAGGATGACTTCGTCGGACAGCAAACCGTAATCGGGTTGGACCTCGCAAGCAAGTTGGACTTGCTCGCGCTACAGAAAGTCTTCTGGAAAGAGATTGACGGGAAGCTCCATTACTACGCTTTTGGCACCTACTGGACGAACGAGGCGAGACTTGACTCTAACCCGCAGTATCGCGGCTGGCAGATTGACGGCCTACTCCGCGTGTGTGAAGGCGAAACCAACGACTATGGGATTGTTGAAGACTACCTGAAAGAGATTGCTGCCACTTACGAACTCATGGAAGTAGCTCACGACCCTTGGCAAGCCCACGACACCATGACGCGGGTAGCCCAGGCCGGACTCACCGTGGTTCAAGTTCCCCAGCTTCCCAAGTATCTGTCCGACCCTATGAAAGAGATTGAGGCCGCTGTCTATGACGGACGGTTCCATTTCAACGGCGACCCCGTCCTCGTGTGGGCTATGGGCAATGTCATCTGTAAGCCGGACAAGAACGATAACCTTTTCCCTAACAAGGAACGGGCCGAGAACAAGATAGACCCCGCGACGGCCCTGATGACGGCTTTCAACGGAATTCCTCGTTACACGGGGCAAGAAGGCTCTTCTGGGGTGAGCGTTGTTGGCGATTGCCGGAAGTGCGGGAAGCTCTGCATCGGCCGCATGGACGAAAAACAAACTATCGTCTTTCTTTGTGAGGCATGCAAATGCGCGTAGCCATAACTGCGGCTGTGGTTGGTTTTCTGTTGATTACTCTCGGATTCTACGAAGCTTGGCATCCCCTCGGTGCCATAGCTGCTGGTGGGATGTTGATTCTCGCCGCGACGAGAAAGCGGTCCTAATAAATGAGTTTCCTTAAAGATGTGGGCAGAGAGGTTCGTGACTTCCTTGGCGGGACAGTAAGTTGGCCGCTAGATCTTATGGGCGGTGGGCTTTGGGGCGGTGTAGCTCCCGCAGCGTCTGGCGCAGTTGTAACCGAATACACGGCTCTACAAGTCGCAGCCTATTATGCCTGTATCCGTATCATCAGCGACCAGATTGCTTCTCTACCTCTTCTAGTTATGGAGCGTCAAGCGGACGGCTCCGAGATTCCGGCCTGGAATCATCCTCTTATGAATGTTCTCCACACGCAGCCAAATCCTGAGATTTGCGGCGCGGATTTCAAACAAGCTGGTCAAGGACACTTACTCCTGAACGGTAACTGCTACATCCAGATCGTTTCTAACGAGGGTGGGTCTCCGGCTGCTCTGTATTTGCGCAGCCCGTTCCGCACCTTCCCGTATCGTAACTCTCAGACCGGGGAACTCATCTACAAGACCACCGATACATTGAACGACCGTGAGGAGAAGATTCTTCCCGAGGACATGATTCACGTCAAAGGCTTCTCGTTTGACGGACTCGTGGGCTTGTCCCCCGTGAAAGTCTACGCCCGTGAAGTCTTGGGCGTTGACCTAGCGGCACAAAATTATTCCGCGAAGTTCTTTGCTAACGACTCCCGTCCGGGCGGCTACCTGAAATCTGTTAACACGATGAAGGACGCCGCGAAGCTAACCGCCGTTCAGACCTGGAATGCGGCTCACAGCCAAGGCAGCTCTCACCGTATGGCGCTGCTTGACGGCGGCCTCACTTGGGAACAAGTAGGCGTGGCACCAGAGGAAGCTCAATTCATTCAAACCCGCCAGTTCAACCGCTCCCAAATCGCGGCAATCTTCGGCGTTCCCGGCCATATGGTCGGCGATGACGCTGACGCTCCTCGCGCCGTGCTTGAACAGAAGGGCGTTGAGTTTCTTCTCTACACGATCAAGCCTTGGGCGCGTAAATGGGAACAGGCGATCAACTCAAAGCTTTTCCCGACTGGTGGGAAATATAGCGCAAAGTTTGACACCACCGAGCTAGAACGTCCGACCTACGACGTATTGCTCAAAGGTATCCAAATGGCTCGTTACGCGGGTCTCATGTCCGGCAACGAGGGCCGTAAGCTGCTCAAACTCAATCCGCGCATTAAGTCAGACTACGAATCCAAAAATCCCGCCGACGCATTGTGGATGCCAGTCAATATGGTCCCCATTAAGGCAGAGGAACCGCAGCCTGCGGAACCTAAGCCGCCTGCTTCTACATCACAGGGCGGAGTTGGCGGTAATGACCAGCAACCGGGTACTCACTCCAAGGTGTTCGTTGCGTCCTTCACCGATGCGGTGAACCGCATTTCGGCCCGCAAGAACCCCACGGAGAAAGACTTTGAGAAGATTTTCCTTCCGGTCCTGACCTCTATCGCGATGTCCACGCGGACCGAAGACATAATTCCGGCTCCATTAGCAAGCTTCATCGGCGGCTACATTAAGGGAATTGCCCACCGCTTCGCAGAAGGCAAGTTCGGTCTGCCAGCCGATGAGTTGACCCGCGCCGTGGGCGAGATTGGTAAGAAGTCCTCCGAGTTGGACCCGGAAGATGAGGATGAAGAAAAAGATGGAGAAGACCAAGATGAGTAACAACAAGAGAGAATTTAGATTCGTCAATGCGGAACTCCGCACTGAACGCAGCGGCGATAAGCGTAAACTCACAGGCTACGCCGCGAAGTACAACACCAAGAGCGAAGACCTTGGCGGCTTCCGCGAGACCATCAAGCCTGGAGCCTTCACCCGCGCCATCAGTGAGAAGCAGGACGTCCGCTTCCTCATTAATCACGACCCTAACCTAGTCCTGGGCCGCACTACCTCTGGCACGCTTCAACTCAATGAGGACACCACCGGGCTTCATTTCTCTTGCGATATGCCAGATACCACTTACGCCCGCGACCTCATGGAGTCCGTTGACCGTGGCGACATTTCTCAATGCTCGTTCGGTTTCATGACGCGCAAACAGGCTTGGGTAGACGACACCGACGAAGACGGCGAAACCTCGAGTATCCGCGAGCTTCACGACCTTGATTTGTTTGATACGAGCGCGGTCACTTACCCGGCCTATCCCGACACGGAAGTTCATGGACGTTCGCTTGAGGCCCGCGCTTTCCCTGACGGTCCCCCGGCCGATGTAGAGGAACACCGCTCCAAGCAAAAGACTGTTGCTGGCGAGTCTCTCACTTCTGGTGACTTCCTATTGGTGGGCGATCCGACCGATATTTCCACGTGGTCGCTCCCTTGGAAATTTGACTCGGAAGCTAAGACCGTTTCCCACTTGCGCGATGCCTTGTCCCGCTTTGATCAGGTAGAGGGCTTTAGCGCAGAACAGAAGGCAGCGGCATTCAAGAAACTTGTTCACCTCGCATTGGCTCACGGCATTGACGTAAGCGACGAAGAGAAAAAGAAAGCGGGCATCAGCACGACAGATGAGAAGAAGTCTACTGGCATTAGTCTAGAGAATGCCAAGCTCCGCACTCACCTAGCTGAAATCAAGTCCACACTCTAAACAGTAATCGCTAACCTCCGCAACTTTCCTAACTACGGTTTGCCATTTGTAGCGGCGGGCATTGCCCGCTGTCTGAGTTCAGTTTGTCTGTTCCCGATGGGGATAGCGCCAGGAGCGCAGCAGACACGCTGAAAGCGAGTCGCCCCTGCCAAGACGGCATAGGTGGTCACGCCTAACTCAAAACAAGGTAGACCACAAATGTCTAACTCCAAAGAATTACGTCGGCAACGCGCCAAGCTCGTAGCTGAAATGCACGAAATCACGAAAGGTGACACTCTTACCGCCGAACAGCGTGAGAAGTGGAACAAGATCGATGTGGACCAGGAAGCTCTTCGCGTCCAGATCGAAGCAGTAGAAAAGTCTGAAACGCTGTCCAACGAGATGCGCAGCTTCGCTGCTCCCTCTCAAGGTCAGCCCGGAGCAGGAACCGAGACTCGCACATCCCGCGAGAACTGGTCGGAAGTACGTGGCTCAGAGGAATATCGCAATGAGTTCCGCGACTTCGCCCGCACTGGTAGAATCGGATCCAAACTGAATGAAGTCCGTACCTACTCTCCACTTGACAACGTCACCGGAGCAAACGGTGAATACCTCATTCCAGTAGGTTTCCAGAAGGAATTGGAAATCAAGCTGAAGGCTTTCGGTGGTATGCGCCGTAACTGCCGCATCATCACGACTTCAACTGGTAACAACCTTGACTGGCCGACAATGGACGACACGACCAACTCAGGTAACTGGGTTGCTGTCAACCAGGCAGTCGCTCAAGTCAACCCGACTTTTGGTCAGGTAGTTTTCAGTTCCAACCTCGCTTCTTCCAAGCAAGTGCTCGTTCCTGTGCAGCTTTTGCAGGACAGCGCATTTGACATCGAGAGCGAGTTGACAGAAGCCTTTGCCATCCGTTTGGGCCGCGTAACCAATCTCGGCTACACGACTGGTAATGGCTCGGGACAGCCTAACGGTCTCATCAACAACATCTCAGACGTTGTCACCGCTCGCGGCGACAGCGGCACGGGCAACACGGAAATCAATTCTGTGGGCGTCAACGACCTCTCAAACTTGATTGCTGCCGTTGATCCGGCATACCGTCCTAACGCAAAGTTCATGGCAAACCAGAGCACCTGGGACACCATGCGCAAGCTGAAGGACACCCTCGGTCGTCCTCTTTGGGAAGTTTCCATCGCTCAGGGCGTACCGGACCGCATCCTTGGTTACGAGTATGACTGGAACCAAGATATGGCTGCCATCGCGGCTTCCGCGCTGTCTGTCGTGTTCGGTGATTTCAGCAAGTACGTCATCCGTGACGTGCTGGGCGTGACGGCGGTTCGTTACAACGAACTGTACATGCCTAACCACCAGGTCGGCTTCCAAGCTTACCTGCGCACTGACGGTCAGATTCTGCAAAACGCAGCGTTTGCCGTCCTTCAACACCCACTCTCCTAAAAAGATTGTGGTTGTTCTACTTGTTTGGAAAAGGGTTGGCTTTTGCCAGCCCTTTTTCCTTTTCTGAACTATCCGTTTCTACTACAGGGAACAACTCATGAAGAAGAAAATCCAGAGAGCCACAAGCAAGAAGATTGAGCGGCGGGAGACCAGATAATGAGCGGCATCGTACAACAATCGCTGCCTGTGTCCGAGCCTGTTTCTCTGACCGACGCGACCACTTTTCTCAAAATCAACACGACAGCCGATAACGCACTCATCATGTCGCTTATCACGGCGGCGCGTCAGTATGTTGAGGACCAGACCAATCTCTATCTTGCGAGCCGCACGTTTGTTCAGTATCGGGACTCTTTCCCCCAGTTCCCATTCTTTTCTAACCCATACGCGCCTATCATGTTTCCGATCGGGTACCAGCTTACCGCTAACTACCCCCTCTGGAATACGGGCTCTCAGACTGCGCCCGCCGATATTCGCCTCATGGCGTGGCCCGTCACCGCCATTGACCACATCACTTATGTAGGACTCGATGGGCTAACGCATAACCTCTATCCAGACACCGACTTCATCGCTGACCTGGTATCGCGTCCGGCCCGCATCACTTTATTGCCGAACGGCTTTTGGCCTCAGACGGCGATGGTAGCAAACGCCGTGGCTATCTACTTCACAGGGGGATACAACTCTGTTCAGTCTACCGTTACGACGGTAACTGAGCCTGTAGGAACCCCGCCAGAGGCTATTGCTGCGACCACGTTCGTCACTGGTATCCCGGCCCAACTTTGGACCGCGATTCTGCTACTCGTCGCCCACTGGTATTACAACCGTGAGCCTGTGAGTGCTGGAAGTGCGGTAAATGTTCCTCACTCCATTCAGGCAATCATCGACTTGAATCGCATTCAGAACTTTGACTTGCTCGGACTCGTGTAATGACTAACGAAAAGATGGAAGCCGATCTCAAAGCACTCCGCGACGCTGACCCTTACGCGGGCCTACCGAAAGAGGAACGGCAAAGGTTGTGCGAGGAACGCACCAAGAAATTGCAGGAAGAGTGGATGAAGGCGCACTTAACAAGGATGCTTCAATAATGAGTCTACGCAGACTATCAGGCACCGTACCTTTCGCTGGGCAATATACATCGCCCGGAGCAATGAGTCAGCGTGTGTCTATCTATCAGAAGGGCACCCGCAACACCAATGGCACTTACCCGGCTGACGTTCTCTTCATCACAAGTTGGGCAGCGTTTCGTACCCTATCAGGCCGTGAGCTAGATCAAGCACGTACGATCACGCAGAGCGTACAAGCCCTTATCACGGTACCGTACATTGCTGGGCTGTCGGAAGCGATGACAGTGAAGATTGGGAGTGGTGGGGATACCTACCAGATTGAGTATCTAGCTGACCCCGACGGTCGCCAAGTAGAACAGCGTCTCTACTGTAGTTTGATTAACCAGACTGAGGACAACTAAATGGGGAAGACTGTCACCGTCAAGATAGAGGGTCTCAAGGAATTGGAAGACGCCCTTCTAAACCAGGCACCGAAGGATGTCCGCAAGGCTGTGAGGAATGTTCTCAAGGACGCGGGCGCTTGGATGGCGGCTCAAATGGCGGCAGTCGCGCCTCGCCGCACAGGTTTCTTGGCTATGCATATCGTCAGCAAGGTGAGCATTAGTTCCAAGAAAGACCAAGCCACTGTCAGCGTTGGGCCGAGCAGCGACGCTTGGTATAGCCAGTTCGAAGAGTTCGGCTCGGTGCACAACCGCCCTCCGCAGCCGTTCATTCGGCGCACGTTTGAGCAGAGCGCAGAGGCTTGGTTAGACAAGGTAGTCAGCGGACTGAAATCTGCGCTGGGGTTATAACAATGTTTGAAGAAGGACTCTACGAGTTGCTTACGACGACCGCCCCCCTCACCGGGACGGTTGGCACCAATGTGTACTATTCTGTTGTCCCCAAGCAGGGCAGCTTTCCCGCCATTGTAATTCATACGCTTTCTACGGGCCTCTACATAGACCTTGTCGCCACGGCTGTGAATTTGGAGGAGCGTCGCCTACAGATCAACTACATAAGCAGCGTAGACCAACTCGACGCACGCGAGGGCGCACGCGCTGTGGAAGCGATCCTAAAGGACTACACCGGGACGCTGGCCGACGGTACGGTTGTCCAGACCGCCATCATTAATGACATTTATGACCTCCCGTATGAGGTTGGCGCTCGCAGCTACGCCTACGGCTCCGCGATTGACATCGTCTTCTTCATCACCGAAGCAACGAGCTAGTCTAACAATTTCAACTATTGACCTCATTTATAGCAAGGCAGCCCAGCGCCCAGCGTTGGGTAACTCTTAGTCCTTCTCGCAAAGAGAAAGACAGTAAGGCAGCAACATGTCTACAGTCGCTTACATCGGTCGCGGTTGCCATTTCCAGATTCAGGTAGCGGGCACTTATACGTCCGTAGCTCAGCTTCAAAAGTTTTCGTTCTCTGGCATCAAGCTTGTGTTTGATGATGTCACGAACATTGACTCTCCGTCTTCCTACAAAGAAGTGCTCCCGGTTTTGATTGATCCAGGAGACGTCGCGCTGGAAGGCATTTTCAACCCTGAAGATGCTACTCAGACGGACCTTTTGACGGCTTGCCAGGGCTTGACTCTGTCAAACTTCAAAATCGTTCTGTCTAACGCACAGGCAACAACCCTGACCTTCGCCGGATACGTCGCAGAATACGCGCCAGCCCAAGTGGAAACCACGAAGGCAATCACGTTCACCGCGAAGATCCAGGTCACTGGTCCCGTTACCGTCGGCAGCTAATAACTGACGATGTGACGGTCGTGATTTTGGCTGTCGCTCCTAGTGTGCACAAACATGACAAAGAAAAAGCATTCACCAGACGTTTTACAGGCGGAAATTACCCCTGGGTCCAAGCTCGTTCTTCATGGGAAAGAGTACCAACTCGCATTCCCGTTCAAGGCCGTTCTCCTCTACAAGCAAAAGACTGGCGACAGCCTCTT